AAGATGGTACTTCTGAACTTCTAAAGATAGGAGGAGAGATAAGAGGAAATGAAAAATAGTTATGGCAAATTTATTTATAATAGAAAATAATATAGCTAAACCTAATGTAGAAACCCTCCTTATATCTCCTTATAAAGAGATATGGGAAAGGGATAATTCTAAAGATAAGGAAAGAGCTATAAAGGAATTTACTTATATAGAACTTATGAGTTCTAAAAAGAAAAGTAATCCTTATGCAGGTTATCCTGAAGATACTAGACATCAGAAATTAAAGTCCATGTTATTTCCTGAGGATAAAAATTGGTATCCTGATAATCTAGTAGAACAGGCTTTAGCTGATATAGTAGAATTACAGACTGAAGCTTCTCCTACATACAGATATTATATGGATAATTTAGCTGCAGCTGAAAAGACTAGAGAGTATCTTCAGAATATAGATTTAAATGAAAGAACTGAAAAAGGTATGCCTGTATATAAACCTAAAGATGTAACTTCTGCTATAATTGATACAGAAAAAGTAATACAGACACTTACAGTTCTAAAAGAAAAGATGGAGCAAGAACTTACAGAAAGTTCTAGAATTAGAGGAAATAAAACAATTAATGTATTTGAAATGTAATATGGAAAATTTTAATAATATTGTATTACCTTCAGAAGCTATACTTGTTAAAGAGCAGAAGGTAAAGCTTAAAGAAGAAATAACAACTAATGGTATTATAGTTAATATAGGTGTTAATAGAGATGTACTATATAAAGTGGTAGCTAAAGGTTCAGAAGTAACTACTGTAAATGTGGGTGATATTCTAAAAATAAAAGATACCTTTGCAGAAGATATCAAAATTGGTAAAGAAGATTTTAAATTCTTCTCACATGGGGATAGTTCTTATTACTATATTCAGATAGATGCTTAAAGTAGATTATAAAATAAGAGATACTAATACAGGTAAATGGTTAGATACTTCTGTATTCAGAGAGGCAGCCTTAAGGTTTATGTCTAAAGGTTATTATTGTGAGTATCTAGCTGGTACACCTGAATGGATAGATTATTGGAAAGAAGAATTAAGAAGATGTGTAGAAGGATTTGCTGTAATAGATAAGACTAATAAGATTTATAAAATTACAGGACATCACTATGCATATCTTAACTATGCACAAATATCTCTTGTTAAATTTAGTGATGATGAAGATGATGAGGGAGATTCCCTAGCTTCTAAAGAAATATCTTTTCCTGATTTTTGGGATGGAGATTATAATTTCTTTTGGTCTCTAGATATAGCTAGATTTGGAATAGCATCTTCTAAATCAGCTACTATAGATAGATACAATGAAAAAAAGAAATGGCTAGACCTCAACAAGCAGATTAAAAAAGAATTAAAAAATGATGTACCTGACCAAGAAATTATCACTAAGCTTAAAGAGCAGAGAGATGAATATGCAGAAAAAATACTTGGTAGGTTAGGTCTATATGTAAAACCTCATCCTGATTATTTGGATGGAGGTTACCACTTTGTAGTAGGTAAGTCTAGAAGAAAGGGTTATTCTTATAAGTTAGCTTTTATATGTGCTAATACTTATAATACAGTTAGAAACTCCTTAACTCTAATAGGGGCTTATGAAAAGAAATTTGTAGAACCTACTATGCAGAAAGCTACAGAATATCTTAACTTTATAAATGAATATACTGCCTGGTCTAAAAATAGACTTCTAGATAAGAGGGATATTAAGATGTCAGGATATATAGAAAATATAGGTGGTGTAAATATTGAAAAAGGGTATAAATCTGTTCTAGATGCTACTAGAACTTTTAAAGATAATCCTGATGCAATGCGTGGTGTAGATGCTTATTTTATTCTACTAGAAGAGTCAGGAGCATTTGATAATTTGAAAAATGCTTATAATGCTATTATACCATCTCTAACTGCTGGTAGTAAAATTACAGGACAAATTTGTATCATAGGAACCAGTGGTGACATGTACAAGGGTACTGTAGATTATGCAGATATGTTTTATAACCCTGTTGCATATGGTTTAATGCCTTTCATAAATACTTGGGATGAAGGTGGAGAAAATACTACTTGTGGATTTTTCCATCCTGTCACTTGGAATATGGAAGGTTTTTATGATAGACAGGGTAACTCAGATATAGAAGGTGCAACTAAATGGGAGATGAAGAGGAGACAAAAAATACTTGATAACTCCTCTTCTCCCCTACTTCTACAAAAGCATATGCAGGAATTTCCTTTATGTCCTGCTGATGCATTTAGTGTTTCTAATGTAAATGTATTTCCTGTTACAGAACTTAGAAATCAGTTAAATAAAGTTATAGCTAACAATTTAAATCAGACTAAAGGTACTCCTGTAACTCTTACATATGAAAATGGTAAAGTAAAAGCTATACCTGATATTAAAAAAGAATTACAACCAATCTATAATTATAAACCAAAATTAGATAATTTAGATGGTTGTCCTATTATATATGAATATCCTGTAGATAATGCTCCTAGAGGATTATATAAAATAGGATTTGACCCTTATAGACAGGATATGTCTTCAGGTGTATCATTAGCTGCTATATATGTTGTAAAAGGGGTTCACAAGGGCTCCCAAAGTAAAAACTGTATAGTTGCAGAATATGTGGGTAGACCTAATGAAGCTGATGATGTAAATAGAATTGCTGCAATGTTAGCAGAACTCTATAATACAGAAATTATGCATGAAAATGAGGTTACACAGGTTAAGAATTATTTTAGAAGAGTAGGTAAATTAAACTTACTAGCATCTCAACCTGATAGAGTAATCTCATCTAATATAAAAGAATCTAAAGTAGCTAGAGTATATGGGTGTCACATGAATGCTAAATTAAAAGATGCTGGTGAGAAGTATCTTAAAGATTGGCTTTTAGAAGTACAGGATTATGATGAGCATGGAAATCCTGTAACTACAATAGATACTATATACAGTATAGGTGTTTTAGAAGAATTGATACAATATAACAGGAGAGATAACTTTGACAGGGTATCAGCTCTATTTATGTGTATGATGCAAGTACAAGAGGAAGCTCTTGGTAAAGTATATGAAAGTAAAGAAAATAATAGCAGGGTCTCTGAAATGATAGCTTTGTTAAACAAAAGAAACAATAGGATGTTATGACAAATGTAAATTTTAAACCTAATCAGAGGTACACTAGAAAACAAAAAGAAGCTAATGATAAGGCATGGTATAAAGAACAAATAGATTCTTTAGATTCTATGGCTTTTTCTGAAGATTTCTTTGGAGGTCAGGATTCTAAAGGAAGAGTCCCTGAATTTTTAAGAATCAGGTCTAATTTTGATATTTATAATGGGATTATAAATAAAGAAGATTTTGATTCTGTATGTAGACCTTATGGAAAAGATGTTGGAGAATTACCTGCAGATTTTACTAATAAGGATATTGTTTCAGGTAAGATAAAATCTTTACTAGGTATGGAAATTAGAAGACCTTTTACTTGGAAAGTACTAGCTGTAAATTCAGAAGCTACTACTAGAAAAGAACAAAAGCAGTCTGAAATGATAAGAGATTATGTATATGATTTTATCACTAGACCTATAAGAGAAGATATAGAAAGACAGAAACAAGAAGAAGCTATGGGTAGGGAGCTTACTCCTGAAGAACAAGCTCAGATTAAAGAACAGGTAGAAGCTGAACTCCAAACTAAAATTCCTGAGGAAGTTTGGACTTATATGGAGAGAGAGCATCAAGACCCAGCAGAAATTTTATCTCATCAAATTTTAGAATATCTTACTGAAAAACAGGATATAAAAAATAAATTTACTTCAGGTTGGAAAAATGGAGTAATAGCAGGTAAAGAAATATTTTGGGTTGGTGAAGTAGCAGGTGAGCCTACACTAAAAGTTATAAATCCAGTTAGATTTAATTGTGATAGAAGTAATGAAACTGAATTTATAGAAGATGGTGAATGGGCTTGTTATGAGAGTTATATGCTGCCTACTGAGATTATGAGACATTTTAGTTCTGAACTTACAGAACAGGATATTGATGAAATATATGAAATGTATTCTAGAAGAGGAGATGCTTCTTTTAGTAAATATTCTTTTGGTAGGGCTGATGATACTCTAGGAGATGGTGTTAGAGTAGTTCATTGTGAGTGGAAATCTTTAAAACCTCTAAAATTCCTTACTACACAAGATTATGAAACAGGAGAAATTATTGAAGATGTAGTTGATGAATTATATGTTCTAAATCCTGAAGCAGGAGATATTAGTATGAAGACTATATGGGTTCCTACTAAGTATGAAGGGTATAAAATAGGTCTTGATAAATATGTAGGTCTTAGAGAAGTTCCAGGACAATATGTAAATATTGACACATTGTATGATTGTAAATTATCTTATGTGGGAGCTTATTATGATTATAATAATGGTAAAATCACTTCTATCCTAGATAGAATGAAATATTATCAGTATATCTATAATATCATATGGTACAAATTAGAATTACTTCTAGGTTCAGATAAAGGTAAAGTCTTAGTATTTGATATTAATAAAGTTCCTAAACAGCAAGGTCTTACTCTAGAGCAGTGGTTATATTATTTAGAAGCTAATAAATTTGCTTTCATGGACCCATCAGAAGAGGGTAATAAAAATGGTGCAGATGTTACTAATGCTGTAAAAGAAATAGATTTATCACTAGCTTCAGATATTAAAAAATATATTGAACTTCTAGATTATATAGAAAGAAGATGTGGAGAATCTGTAGGTATTACTAAACAGGTAGAAGGACAAATTGGTTCTAATGAAGCTGTAAGAAATACTCAACAGGCTTTATTCCAATCAGCTAATATTCTTGAGCCTTATTTTGATATACACAATATTGTAAAGAGAAATGTAATACAGCAGTTAATAGAAGTTGCTAAAGCTGCATATACTAAATATCAGCCTGAATATCTAAACTATGTTCTAGATGATATGTCAGTAAGAATGCTTAGTATAGATTATGACCTTTTAGAAAATTCTACTTATTCTGTATTTACTTCTAACTCTGCTAAATCTGTAGAAGCTCTAGATACTATTAAGCAACTGTCTCATGCAGCAATGCAAAATCAAATGATTGATTTAAGTGATGTTCTTGTTATTATGAATGCTTCATCTGCTAAAGAAGCTGAAGAAAAATTAAAAGCTTCTGAAGAACAGAAAAATAAAAGAAATCAAGAGATGCAGCAACAACAAATGGAAGCTCAACAAAAAGAAGCTCAAGCTCAAAGAGAATGGGAAGAAAAAATTCTTGATAAGAAACATGCTAATACCATTGAGGAAATTAAAACTAAAGGAGAACTTGACCTTCAAAAACAAGCTATGCTTTCAGTTGGATTTAATGAGGATAAAGACATTGATAAAGATGGTGTACCTGATGTTCTTGAGATTTATAAGGCAGGAGTTGATACTGAACTTAGGACTAGAAAATTAGATATAGAAGAAGCTAGACTTGAGGAAAGTAAAAAACAGCATGAAGATAGAATGAAACTTGAGAATAAAAAGATGGAATCTCAAATAGCAAAAAGTAAAATAACATCTTAACTAGTATTGTCATTTATGGTATCAAATGCTATAAATGACAATGTTAAGATTAAAATGAATAAAGTTTAAATTTAAAATTAATTTTGTAAACAAGTAGTAACATTATGGCAAATGAACAAATGGATTCCTTTGAATGGGATAACAACATTGATTTTTTTGGTGTTGAACCTACATTAAGGGATAGTGAAAATTCTTCTGAAAGCTCTACTAAATCAGAGGAAATAGATGAAGAAATAGATACTAATGGTGAAGATAATGATATTGATGTACCAGCTAAAAAATCTAAAAAATCTAAAACTATAGTAAAAGAAGAATCTGATGAAGATGATATTACAGTAGAAGATAATTTAGATGAAGAAGATGAAGATGATGAATCTTCAGAACCAAAAGGTGAAGTTTCAGTTTTTACTGACCTTTATAAAGATTTAAAAGATAAAGGACTTTTCAAACATACTGACATTGATGAAGATGAGGATTTAGATTCAGAAAGATTCTTTGAACTTCAAGAAGAAGAAATTGAAAAGGAAATTGAAAATAGGCTTAACAATTGGGCTAATAATGAACTTGATGAAGATGCTAAAGCTTTAATTGAGTTTGTTAGAAATGGAGGTAAAACACAAGATTTCTTCAAAGTTTATAATTCTCAAAATTCTATTCTAGATGGAGATATTGAAGATGAGAATTTCCAAGATAGACTTATTAGAATGCAGCTTAGTGATAAAGGTCTAGAAGATGATGAAATTGAAGATACTCTAGAAACTTTATCAGATAATGGTAAAAAACAAAAAGTTGCTGAGAGGTATCTTAAAAAACTTCAAGAGGAAGCTGAAGAAGAAAGAAAAGAGCTTCTAGAAGAAAATAAAAAGAAGCAGGAACAAATCAAAAAAAATGAACAAGCCTTTACTTCAGAAATTAAAGATTTACTTAATAAAACTGAAGATATTAAAGGAATTAAATTTGATAAATCAGCTAGACAAGAAGTTTTTGATTTCTTAACCAAGAGAAATATTAAAGAAGGAAATTCAGTTATGACTGGATTTAATAAAGGTCTAAAAGCTGTATTTGAAGATAAAGAAAAAGTTTTACTTTTAGCTAGACTCATACAAACAGATTTTGATTTTTCTAGTATTGAGAGACAAGCTAAAAATAAAAAAACTAAAGAAATAAAAACAAATTTAGAACAAAGAGGTAGCCTTAGAAGTAATGATTTTGGAAGTTCATCTAAACCTTCTAGTAAAATGGGCTGGTTCAAATAAATAATAATTAATAAGTAAAAGATTATGTCATTACAAAACAATGGTATTGTGGCAGAGAGAATACACTATTTCTCTAAGATGACTGAGTTGAATAACTTGGGTCATGCTTTAGCTATCCAGCCACATCAATTTGAAGGGAAGATGATGCAACTCTTCTCCACGAAAAGTTATTTTTCTGATAACCCACTTTCTAGTATAGCTTGGAAAGAAGGAGCTAGAGAAGAAATCTCTTCTAATGAGTTTGAATGGAGAATGAAAGGTGCTAATGCTAGACACCTAGTAGTTCTTGAAAATGTAGAGCCTTCTTCTAACTTGACTCTAGGAAAAGGTAGAACTACTTTCAGAATTAAATTAGACCAATCTTGGTATGGTGTAGGTGATGTTATCACTCCAGGTACATCAGGACACAGATATCAATGTAGAATTCAAGAAGACCCAGTTCCACATGGAAATGGATTTGTGTATGTAGTTAGATTAGTATCTGACAACTTTAATGATTTTATTCCACAAGCTCTAGTTCAAGCTGGACAAAAATGGATTAAATTATTCTCTACTTATGGAGAAGGAGATGTTAGAGATGGTACTACTCAACTAGCTACTTCTTACAAATTTAGAGGTTCTCTTGGTAAATTGAGAAAACATTACTCTGTAACTGACTATGTAGCTGAACAAGTACTTGCTGTAAGAATGCAAGACTCTAAAGGAAAAGTTCATGATAAATGGATGAATTACTGTGAGGTTGAGTTCTGGCAACAATGGTACAGAGAAGTTGAAAGAGCTTACTGGTATAATAGAAAAGCTACAACTGTAGAAAGTTCTACAGGTAGAAATGTAGATTCATTTGCTGGTATTCACCAACAACTTGAAAGCTCTAGACAAGAATATTACACAGAACTTACAGCTAGACTTCTTGAAGATTTCTTGATGGATGTTAGCTACTCTAGAGTAAAACCTGGTTCTAGAAAGAAAATCAGAGTATTTACAGGAGAAGTAGGTATGCTACTATTCCATAGAGCTATGCAAGATTTGCTAGATAAGAGAGGTTGGATGATTGGTGATTCAGTTAAAGCAGCTCAATCTGTTAAATCTGAATACAGCCCTAATGCTTATGCAGTAGGATACCAATTTGTAGAATATATCATGCATAATGGTACTTCTCTAGAATTAGTACATAACCCAATCTATGATGATACAGAGATTAACACTGAGATTGACCCTATTACAGGTAAACCAGTAGAATCTATGAAATTTACTTTCCTAGATTTCTCAGGAGAAGGTGATGATTCTAACATCAAGATTGTAGATAAAAAAGATGGATTTAAGTTTGGTTACCAAGCAGGTCTAGTATCTCCTTATGGTCCAGCTAAAGGTGGTCTTATGTCACACGCAGGGGAGTTTTACTCTATGCATGTCTCTAAGGAAACTGCCATTAAAATCCATGACTTTACTAAGTGTGGGCAACTCATCTTTAAGAGAGTTTCTGCTTAATATTTTCATACTTTAAATGTTTAGGGGGTAGGAAAACCCTACCCTTTAGCATTTAAAAAATTTTAGTAACATTATTTAAAAAACAGTAGACATATGGCAATTATTCAAGTAAGACCTATAGAAAAAGAAGAATGGCATGGTAACTCAGGATTAAACAGCTTTACAGCTCCTAAGGTTATTCAGGCTCTAGTTTCTTTAGATACAGGTAAATATGCAACAGGATTATCTAATGAAGATAAAATTAGATTAGAAAAAGCTACAGGATTTGATTTATCTGATAATTATACTCCAGGTACTCCACATCCATTTTGGTCTAGCCCTGCTGCTAAAGTAGTACTAGAAAATGGTACAAATATTTTTAAAACAGAAAATCCTTTAGATGAAATTAAAGTAAGTATTTTAAAGGCTTCTGATATGGTGGCAAATTCACAAACAGAATATAATGAAGGTCATTTTCCAAATGCTATTTTTATTATATTTGATGAAGAAGAAGAAGTAGAAGTAAAAGCTTCTAAATTAGCAATTAAAAATAAAGTTATTGTAGAACTTCAAAAACTTTCTAAAGAGAGAAAAATTGAAATTGTACAAATCCTTCTAGGACTTTCTGTAAGAAAACAATCTGAAGATTATATAGATTTGAAGATTGATGAATGTATAGAAAAGAAAGGTGCAGAAATAGTTTTAGATTTGATTAACAGAGATAAAACTAGAACAGCAGTTCACTCTATGATTATTGAAGCTCTTTATAAATCTGTTCTTAGAAAAGAAGGAGCAAGAATTTATTATATGGATGATGAGTTAGGATTTGATATGGAATCTGCAATAGATTATCTTTCAGATAAAAAGAATCAAGCTCTGAAAGTTCAAATTTTAGAAAAAATTACAGACTAAATAAAACTAATATGACTATAAAAGATATGCACTATGACTTCAAAATGAAGTTAGATAAGGTGGATTCACAACAAAATAGGAATTTAAAGGTTCCTGAAATTGATTGGAAATTAAATGAAGCTCAAGAAATTTTTGTAAAACTTGTGGCTGAACCTCGTAGTGTAAATCATTTAGGTTTTGAATTTAGTCAGAGAAATATAGATGATATTAGAACTATAGTTGTAAATTCAATGCCTTTGTCTACTACTCAGGTTGATGATACATCTTATTATGTTGAACTTCCTGACAACTATATGTTCTATATATCATCCAAAGTAAAAATAAAAAAAGAAAATTGCTCTTCTAGATTAGCTTCATGTATGCTTGTTAGACATGATGATAAGCATGAGGAAGACCCATTTAGAAGAAGTTCTTATGAATGGAAAGAAGTAAATATTAGATTTTATGACAAAGGAATAAGAATATTTACTGATGGTACATTTGTAGTAGAAGAACTATTATTAGATTATATAAAAATACCACAATATATACATAATGCTGAGAGCTTTCTACCTGCTGGAAAATATAAGTTACCAAATGGTAAGTTACTTGAAGGTAAGGTGGATTGTGAACTTCCTGAAATAACTCACAAAGAAATTGTTGATATTGCAGTATTTTTAACTAGTATGGATATGTCTAAACAGGATATATCTGTAAAAAGTACAAAATTACAATTTAACCAATTAAACTAAATTAAATTATGTCTAAAACAAATCCAGTTTTCAGAGTATTGGTTACTAAAGGGGATAAACAAGCCCTTGCTGGGAACAAGCATGTTAGTGAGCTAGAACCAGGTCAAATAGGTGTATTTGATGCTGAGTCTCACAAAGCACTAGATGGAACTAAAAAAGTTAATGCTTTCTACATTGCAGTAGGTGTTGATACTGATGGTGATGGTAAGACTGATGATATTGTAAAATCTACAGGTAATTCAATCAATCCTTTCCAAATTACATCATATACATTCAAACCTCACTCTGCAGGTAGAAACATGATTGTAGCTCTTAAAGACTACATTGCAAGAGAAGATTCTCTATATGGATTGAAATTTACATTTAATAATGCTAGACTTCAAGACCTAAATGGAGTAAACCTTGTAACAAAAAATTACATTGTAAAATCTCCTTGCAAAACTCCATGTGCAAAAGGATGTCCAACTTCAGATGCTAACATCATTACAAAAAAATTGTATGAAGTTATTGCTGCTGATGAGGATGGGCTATTGAAAGTTAGAATTAAACCAAGAGGTACTGTTACTGCAGCAGGTGTAACTCCAGTAGATGGATATATCACTTTAGCTGATATTGATAAGCTTATTGCTTATAACAAAACTCAAACAGACTCTTCTACTTGGGTTTACTCTGACCTAGAATTTGAAACTGTACCTACAGCTATTAGAAAAGTTTGTGGATATGATGAATCTTATTCTTACCACAGACAAACTAATGTATTGGTATCTAAAGTTGAAGAATTTGAATGTACAGGTGTATTAGAAGTTACTCAAAAACTTGCTATTGAACAAGGTTCAGGATTTGAAGTTAGAGAACTTGAAGCTATCCAAGCTGGATGGTTAGGTACAATGTACAGAGCTACTTCAAATGGTATTGCAAGAGGATTTGTTTCTTATGCAGAAGTTGGAACACCTTATGATATGATTACTCTTAATTATGACAAGGTAGAAGTTAATAACCATGACAACTTCCATTTGCCTCAAAGTACATTTATTGCTGTACCTGAAGCAGATACACAAACAAGAGATTCTATTGTAGGATTACTTGACAAACTGAATGTAAAACCTTTTGATGCATTGGCTGATGATGCAACTGCAGCTAACACTACAGCAACTGCTGTTGAAGAAGCATCTACTGCTAATGATATTACTAAAGATGGGTTAGCTTAGTGCTAACCTTTCTTCTAGTAATTAAATTGAATTAGATTTTTATGAGCATAGTTAATACAGAAATGGGCTTTAAACTTGAAAGAACTTTAGAGTCTATTCAAATATGGAAAATAGCAGATAAGAAC